GCGACTGTCGTTCTGAACGAGTCGAAGCGTATTGTGCCGGTTCGGACGGGTAGTCTGCGACGTTCGGGGATGGTGGAGAAGCCGAAGACGATCGGAACTCGAACTAGCGTGGAAGTGACTTACGGTGGGGATGCCGCGCCGTATGCGTTGTATGTGCATGAGATTCCCCCGAACTCTGGTGGTCGCTGGGGTACTGGCATGACGCACAAGAGCGGGAAGTCATACAAGTATCTAGAGATTCCTGCTAACGCCCATCGGGATAAGTTTGTGCGGAATGTGCTGGAGCGTATCTCTAATCATCTGAGGAAGAGGTGACCGATGCTGGAAGGTCTCGCGGCTAGGTTGCAGTCTGCGTCCGTAGCGACACCGGGAACGAACTTGTTCCTAGGGATCATGCCTGAGACGCCGGATGTGTGCGTCGCGTTGTATGAGTATGCGGGGGCGAATCCGCTAGAAGTGATGGTGGATAACGATGCGACGTTGGAACGTCCTTCTGTTCAGGTGATTGTTCGTGCGTCACGGAATGATTATCCGACGGCGCGCACTCTGATTAAGAATGTTCGGGACACGCTGACCGCGATCACGGATGAGACGATCTCTGGCACGAGGTTCCTTCGGGTGAATCAGAACTCTGCGATTAACGCGGTGGGTATGGATGAGAATGATCGCCCCGAGTTCACGCTGAGCCTTCAGGCTGTTGTGGAGCGTTAATCGTGGACCCTTATGGGAGAGGGAGTCGGACGACTGAGCGCCCTAGGTGTTGGCGTTGTAACAAGTTGCTAGCGGAGTTGGTGACGGCACCGTGGAAGATCACTTGTGCGCGGTGTAAGGCAGCGAATCAGGAGACGTAGTGAGTCTGAAGGATGAGTTCACTAAGCAGGTTAATACGGCTGAGGAGTTGACTGCGCGTAAGCGTATGTGGCAGCCGGGTGTCGAATGGTTGGGCGACGAGGGCACGGTTACGACGGATGCGGTTCAGGGTGACCCGGAGTGGGATCACATTCTGCGCGCGTGGGACTTGGACCCTAATGAGTTTCAGATCGTGGAGCCTGTCCTGTTTAACTCGTGGGGCGGGGAAGACGGGCTGAATAATCGGCAGTTTAAGGCGAAGGTGATTCGTCGGGTTCATGCGAGTGTCGATCTGGAACCGTTAATACGGAATGCGCTGCGACATAAACCGTCTAAGCGTAGTTTCACGGGTGACGAGGTGCTGAATGTGGCGCTCGCAGATTGGCAGATTGGGAAGGCTGATGGCGATGGGGTGGAGGGTACGATCCGCCGGATCATCGATTGCCGGGACGCTCTCATAGAACGCGTGCGCGGTTTGCGGAAACTGGGGTATGGAGTGCCGCACCTGAACGTCCTGTGGACTGGAGATAGCGTGGAGGGCTGCCTAGGGCACTATCCGGGGCAGACGTACACGGTGGAACTGAACCGTCGGGAACAGGTACGCGCTACGCGCCGGTTACTCGCGGAGACTCTGACCGCGTGGTCGAAGCACTTCGATGGGATCACAGTCGCGGCGGTCGCAGGTAATCACGGTGAGAATCGGAACGCTGGGGGGAAGGCGTTCACGACGGCAGACGATAACGATGACCTCGCAGTCGTGGAGCAGGTTCAGGAGATTCTAGAGGCGAACCCGGATGCTTTCGGGCATGTCCGTTTCGTGATCGCCCGTGACGCGCTCACGCTCACGATCCCGGCGGGGGAACACATTGTGGGTATAACGCACGGGCATGTAACCCGGTCGGGCGCTAACGCTGAAGGTAAGTTGCGGTCGTGGTGGGAGAAGCAGGCGGCAGGTAGGCAGCCGATCGGGGACGCCGATGTCCTCGTGTCCGGTCACTACCATCACTTCCGTGTCGCTGACTGGGGCGGCTGCGTGTGGTTGCAAGCGCCGTCGCTGGATGGGGGGTCTGAGTGGTGGCGAGTCTCGCAGGGTGAGGTGTCCCAACAGGGTATGCTCACGTTCGTAACGACTAACGATCAGAGGGCAACGGAGATCGCGGTGATCTAATGAATGTCGTGGTGGAGCGGGGCAAGTCTTACGGTGATCCTGCCGTGAATCTGGGGCGGATCGCTGGCATGTGGGCGGCTTATCTGGGGGTCGATGTGTCGGCGCATGATGTGGCGTGGATGATGGCGCTTCTGAAGGCGTCGCGGTCGAAGAGTGATCCACAGAATGGGGATAACTATGTGGATGCTCACGGGTATGTGGAGATCGCGGAGCGTCTGAAGTGACTTCGATCGCGTTCATTTCGGGGGATTACAACACGAAAGTGGACCCGCCGATCCCGAACGGGTGCGCGTATTATCGGCAAGTGCTTCCGGCGCGGCTGTTGGGGGAGCGTGACTGGGATGTTCAGGTGGGGTTGCCGCGTGTTCACCCGGAACAGGGCGTCGGAATCGCTTATGAGGACGGTGCATTATTCGGGTTCGATGTGTCCGTGTTTAAACTTTTCATGCACCGGAGCGTTCCGCATCTGATTAACGTGATGCAGGCGCGTGGTGAGACGGTCGTGATCGATGTCGATGACTTCCATTTCGCTATGCACGAGGAGAACATCGCGCATCGTGCGACGAACCCGCACGCGAACCCGGAAAATAATCGCGGATTCTACGAACAGTCCATGAGATACGCAGACATTCTCACAGTTTCGACGGCGTTCCTCGCAGACTTCTACGATCTGCGCTGCCGGGATGTGCGTCTGGTGCGTAATGCTGTGGTGTCGTCGGACTTCACTCCGGTGGAACAGCCCGAATCTCCCGTGTTCGGGTGGCTAGGCGGCACGTTGTGGCGGTCGGGCGATATCGAAATGCTCGCGGAATGGATGCCAGCATTCGTGAAAGAGCATAAGGTGGGCGTCCATCATGTCGGGCATATCCCTAACGACAGTAATCACTTCGGTGTGCGCGCTGGACTGAAGCGGGTGCAGACGACGCCGATGCAGTTGATCCCCGATGTGCCTGCCGCTCTGCATAACTTCCATGTGGGATTAGTGCCGCTCACGCGGAATCCGTTTAACGAGGCCAAGAGTTATCTGAAGGGACTGGAGTATGCGGCTGCGGGTATCCCGTTCATTGCTACCCCGACTGAGGAATACCGGATTCTTGCTCGTGCTGGTGTTGGTCGTTTGGCTGAGGGACCGGATGAGTGGCGCGACCACGCGACGGAACTTCTAGACCCGGACGTTCGGCGCGCGGAAGCGGAACGGAATCTACGAATCGTGCGGGAATACTTCGATATTAGCGTGAGGGGTGACGAATGGGATACCGCTCTGCGTTCCTAAATAATGCCGGGGCTGTCGCGGTTCACAGCGAAGTGTTCCTTCATGCGATGGATAGGGAGATCGCGCCGCGCGTAATGTCCGTTCTGGTCGCCGGGGTGGGGAACGGCGGCGTCGTGGAAGTATGGCGGGAGGCGCTGCCAGAGGGTTCGACTGTGACGGCGATCGATCCCGACCCGGAAGCGGAATCTCTGCTGGGGGTCGGGGTGGTGTGCTGCGATGTGGAGTCGAAGGCTGATCTGTTGCGGGTGCTGGGGCGGGTGCATTTCGATGTGATCGTGGACTCCACGGGCGTCCTGAGTCCGTTCCTGTGGCCCTACCTGCGGGAAGGCGGCCTGATGATCTACGAGAACCTGCCCGATGTTGATGCGTTCGCCGATCTCGCACGGGCGGTGATGCTGGAGCGCCCATCGGATGTGCTTCCGGTCGAAGAGATCATGCGCGTTAATGTCTATGGTCCGGTGGTGTCGGTGGAGAAGCGTGCCCCGAAGGTTGTGCCGTATCTGGATATTCTGACGGGGAACTTCGCTGATCTGATTCCTGAGTCGTATCTGATCTCGCAGGGCGTTAAACGGGCGATCGTCGGCGGATAGAATAGGGTCATGGCGAACTATTGGCGTAAGCGCGCGTATCAGGAATCTGCGACCGATCCTGACGGTTTAGCGAAGCGCGGTCTCGTCTATCTCATGTCGGAGTTTTTCACGCTCGCTGCGAGCGGATCGGTATTCTTCGCGCTGAACACGAATGGGCGCGAGGTGGAGTTTCAGTTCTACGACATTACGAGTTCTCAGTCTCTCGTCCGTGCGTCGCTCATTGAGTCCCCGACTGCAACGCCATTTAACTACATCACGCCTAGGAACCTGAACCGGAACTTCACGGATAACGCGACGGCTTCTCTGTCGTCTGCGAGCGCGGTGAGCGGTGGAACGGTGATCGCGACGGAACTGATCGGTAATACGTCGAAGGCTGGCGGTGAGGTGTCCTCGCGTAAGATTCACACGCTGAAGGATGGCACGCTGTATGTGATGCGGTTCGTGAATGTCGATAATCAGGTTTCGCTGATGCACATGAATCTTGGGTGGTCGGAAGCGGAGCCGGATCATTACCGGCTGGTCGATCCTGTTGATCCGACAGACTGAACCCCCCGCGCGATGGCGGGGGGTTCGTCGCCTCCTTTCTAGTAGAGGTGTTCGGTGCGCCACGGCACGGACTGGAACTCCGTGTAGTTGGCGTTCAGCGAGTAGGTGGGGATCGCGATCTGGTGGTCGATCGCGTCGGTGGAGCAGGAAGCGGAGGTGTACTGCTCAATCGCGGAGTACATCTCCACGGTGACATCGTGGACGGTGACGAC